AAAACTGCAAGTTCTACTGCAAACACAGGGATGATGACATTTTCAGTAGATGAGGCCACTGCACAGTTGACAATACATGATGGTGGTATCAATGCAACGACAATATCAGAAACATCGTCAAGAGAACTCAAGACAAACATTACACCGATGAGTAATTCTCTTGACAAAATTATGGCACTCCAAGGTGTCAACTTTGATTGGAAAGATGGAAAAGGTGGTAAACAAATTGGACTTATTGCTGATGACGTAGCAAGTGTACTACCAGAGGTAGTACAATTTAACGAAACAAGTCCTACAAGTCTACAATATTCAAAAATGGTTGCTCTTCTCATAGAAGGTATGAAAGAACAACAAAACGAGATTGCTGAACTCAAGAAACTCGTTTCCAAGTCAAAATAAATATAAATACTAATGTAAAACCCTAACTAAAGGAAAACAGTCATGAGTGACTTTACACCAGAAGACATAGTGAAATATTCAATGAGTGGAGATGCCACTCAAGCCCAAGATACTATCAAAGGTGTCTTGGCAGATAAAGTTATGAAGGCCCTGGAAGCGAAGAAAGCAGAAGTCGCTCAAGCCATGTTCAACAATGCAATTGTTGGAGAGAAACCAGAAGTTAATGTACCAAATGTACAAGCTCCAACTCCATTGGTGAAACCAGATAATGGTATGACTACAGTTCCAGAGACAGATGCATCGGCAGAATGAGACAATTTAGAGAGTTTAAATCTGAACAACAATATGTTACAGAAATCGGTCCCATAGCTGCCACACTAGCAGGAGTTGCTGGTTTGGTTGGTGGTGCTATGGCTGCCAAAAAACTCTATAAAGGATTTCAAAGTTATAGGGAAACCAAAAAAGAAAAAGAAGAAAATTCAAAAAGAGATGTTTACGTTAATATAAAAAAATGGGATGATGATGAAGGTAAAGTTGTAACTAAACCAGTATTGTATGCAAAAGCAGGTTCTAAAGAAGCCAGAATTTCAAATGATGATTTAGAGAAAAAAAGAAAAGAGTTACAAAAGAAAGAAGACCCTAAAAATGCTTCAAAAGAGGGTGAAAGAGATGCTGCAGATGATACTGCTAAACAAGAACGAGGTGGTATCGAAGATGTAAAAGATGCAGAAACGTATTTCAAAAATAATGGAGAAGCCCCAGCAGGGTGGAGAAATGCTGGTACTAAGAAAAAACCAGAATTGATGACAACAAAAGATTATGAAAAAGAAATGGCACGTAGAAAAAGGGTTGGAAAACAAGAAAGTAAAGTTTTAAAATTTGGTGAGTTTATCACAGAAGATGTTATGAAGGACTTGAAGAAAATATCCAAGTCTAAAAAAGATATGGAAATTAAGTTGAGTGATGGGTCAGAAATACCTATCGACCCAATGACGGCAGAGATTTTTGTTAAATATATAGAGGGTTTGAAATCCTCAGAACAGAAGAAAGTTATTAATCAAATCCAACGGACTGAGAGAGGTTTTATGAAAGTCCTTGGGAAAGCACACGGAGAGTAAAGAATGGCTTTTACTATTAATAATAGAACACTTACAGATACTGCTACAAAGTCAGTATTTATGGCTTTTGGAATTGATGCAAATCCTGCTGCAGCCGCCTCGGCCACGATTTACGATTCTAGTGCTGCAACATATGCATTGGCAACATTAACACTGTCTGCAGCAACATCTGCATCAGACACTTTTGTTATTGGAGAAATTGTAACAGCAGATTCAATCAGTATGGTAGTTCAAAACCATATTACTGGTGGTACTACAATGACAGTTTATCGTTGCACGAGTGGTACAGACGATACTCCCTTGGGATGGTCTGGTACTACTTTGCCAGGTACAAGTCAAGCAATAGTCGGTTCAATTTCAGGTACACACACAGTAACTACACATGGTAGTACTACTGCTACATTTAATACAAGAACAGTTCAAATAAATGGTGTAAGATGGTCAGTTAATGCAGCAGAATCAGTAAAACTTCAATATGGTGGAACTTCTACACAAGATATTGGTTATTTCACAGGTAGTGGAGTTTGGGATTATACAAATCACGTTTATCCTATCACAATGGGAAGTGCAACAGGAGGAGCAGCTGCAGGAGATATTTTATTGAGTACAGCAGCAGCAGGTGCACAGTATGATACTATAACTATGATGATAGAAGTAAAAAAACTTACGGGCTTTAATACACCTAATTACGAGGGTAATCTTGGTAATCAATATGCACTGCCAGGTAGATACTAATGAAAAAGTTTAAAGAACTCCAAGATGAGTTGCAAGAACTCACAGTCAATGTGAGAGATAGAAAAACCGCCACTGACAGAATGGCACAAAAACGAGACTATAGAAAAGATCGTGCAAAAAAGATTCAACAAATGAGAAGATACAGAAAATCTGCTGCATATAAAGTAACTCAGAGAAAATCTAAAATGATGGCAAAAAGAGGTAAAACTGCTACAGGAAGACAAATATCTGTCAGAGGTGGTACTGGTGCAGCACAAAGAATGAGAGATAAAAGAAAAGAGTTACAAAAATGAAGAAGTACAAGGAGATGATTTCAGAATTGACTGTCATGCAGAGAATGAAAAAGTCAATTACTGCTAGGAGGTTTTCAAAGAAAGCTGCCATAAAACGAAAATTGGCAATGAAAAAACCACCATCTCCTGAGAAAGTACAGAAAGCATTAAACAGAGAATTGAGACAAAAAGCTCTTTCTATAGTAGATAAACAGGGTGTGTATCAAGATGCAGCTGCTGGAACCAAAGCTAATTTGGAAAAGAAAGCATCAATGTTACTCACAAAAAAGAAGTCTGTATGGACTAAAAAGTTAAAACCAGAAGTTAGAAAAAGAATGAAGGACGCCTTTAAACAGAGGGTTAGTTCCCAAAATCCAGAGTCATAACGGAGAGAACTATGAAACTTATAAGCGAAGAAGCTCATGATATAGAATTTCTTACTGAAGCCACTAAGGACGGAAATAAGAATTATTTTATCGAAGGTGTCTTCATGCAAGCTGAAAAAAAGAACAGAAATGGAAGAGTTTATCCTATGGAAGTTCTACAAAAGGAAGCCAAAAGATACTCTGAAAGTTTTATCAAGACTAAGAGAGCTTTCGGTGAGTTGGGGCACCCAGATGGTCCAACTGTCAATCTTGAAAGAGTCTCACACATGATTGAGGAACTTGAAGAGGTTGATAATAACTTTATGGGAAGAGCAAAGATTTTGGACACGCCATACGGAAAGATTGTAAAGAATCTCATTGACGAAGGTGCTCGATTGGGTGTCTCATCAAGAGGTATGGGTTCATTAAAGCCAGGTAAGGACGGCATTCAAGAGGTGCAGGGTGACTTCTACTTAGCCACTGCTGCCGACATCGTTGCTGACCCTTCTGCACCAGATGCATTTGTTGCCGGAATTATGGAAGGTAAGGAATGGATTTGGGATAATGGGATTCTGAGAGAAGCAGAAGTCCAACAAATTAAGGAAAAAGTAGAGAAATCGTCAAGAAAAGACAGAGAGCAGACACTCGTTAGTGCTTTTGAGGATTTCATAACCAAACTGTAAAGTTTATATTTTTATAAATAATAATAGTATAATTTACTAAACCAAATAGGAGATTTTCAATGTCTGAAGAAATTTTGGAACAACAGTCTGAGGAAGAACTGGAAGAACAGCAAGCTGTGGCGGAGTCTTCAGACGAAGAAGTGGTAGAAGCAAAAGCTAAGTCTGAAGAAATGGATGACGAAAAAGAAGATGATGAGGAAGAGATGGAAGAATCCTTTGACATTCCTAAAACTAAAGCAGGAATGGTAAAGGCCATTTACGACCAAATCAATTCCATGAAAAAGGCTGACCTTTCTGATTCATTCGGTAAAATCATGGGTTCAACTCTTGCTGAAGAGGACCACATGGATGATGACGATGAAGATGAAGAAGAGATGAAGGAAGTCAAGAAACTCAGTAAAGAGGAATTGGAAATTAATGTCAAAGAAGACATTGATGCCATGATGGGTAACGAAGAACTCTCTGAGGAATTCAAGACTAAAGCAGCAACTATCTTTGAAGCAGCTGTATCAGCAAAAGTTATCGAAGAAGTTAATAACAGAATTGGTGTCTTTGAGGAAAATTACAAAAAAGAACTCAAAGAGGCCAAAGAGGAACATCAAAATGCCATGAGTGAAAAGGTGGATGGATACCTCAACTATGTTGTTGAAGAATGGATGAAAGAAAACGAACTCGCAGTCGAAAAGGGTATTCGTTCTGAGTTGGTAGAAGATTTCATGACAGGACTCAAGAACCTGTTCACAGAGCATTACATTGACATTCCAGAAGAGAAGGTTGACTTAGTAGATGACCTTTTTGAGAAAGTCGAAGAACTCGAGCAGAAACTTGACGAATCTATCAATGACAACGTAGAAGTCAAAAAACAACTTGCAGAATATAAGAAAGAAGAAACTTTGAGAGAAGTTTCCGAAGGTCTTGCAGACACGGAAAAAGAAAAGTTAAAAACTCTTTCCGATGGAGTAGATTTTGAAGATGACGAACAATACAAAGAGAAAATTGAAGTTATCAAAGAAAACTATTTTCCACCTGCTACAGAAAGTCAACCTCAAACCATCACTGAAGAAGTTGTAAACAATGATTCAGATGAAGAGGAAGAAAAAGTTGACCCCGCAATGAGTCTTTATGTAAAGGCTATGAAGCGACATAATTAATTTTTCAACAACCTTTTAGGAGATAAAACAATGTATCTAGCTGAAGGACTACAACAAAAGTGGGCTCCTGTCTTAGACCATGAAGATATGCCTAAGATTAAGGATTCCTACAGAAAAGCAGTTACCGCTGTTCTTCTGGAAAACCAAGAAAAAGCAATGGCTGAAGAGCATGGAATGGGTAATTTCGGTTTCCAACAACTTCAAGAAGCCCCTGCACCTGTTAACGCAGCACCTACTGGTTCTGGAACAGGCGAAGTACGTTATCAAGACCCAATCTTGATTTCAATGATTCGTAGAGCAATGCCTAATTTGATGGCATATGATGTCTGCGGTGTTCAACCAATGAGTGGACCAACA